ACTGGTCCAATATTTAACATATTAAATAAAGATGTTATAGTTGAACATGGCATAATACCAACAAATAATAAATCACTTGTCATAGCAGAACAAAAAATGCAAGATTTATCTGTTTTTTTAGATGACTCTATGGAGTATGCTAATCCAAGAGAACAAGATAATTTACATACACCAGGAGACCAATTCCAAGATGAGGATGGAGAAGAATATATAGGTGTATATCATGTACACATGAATAGAGCAATGGAAGGAATAATGCATACTCCTAAAAAACATGGTTATCTTTTCCCAATGAGTAAAACAATATTTGATGAAGATATACTGTCTGAAGAAGAAAAAATAATCAATTCAGACTCAAAAACATATAATTCTTTAGTATAAATTTCACCGATTCAATAATTTTTATTATATTATACTAATGATGATTATTGACACTACACAAGATTTTGAACAATTTGCACAAGATTGCCAGCAATCAGATACTATACTAATTCCAATACTCTCTGATCACTCAGCTCACCCTAGACAGTCTAATATAACAGGAATTTATATATCCATGTTAAATAATATGCAGAATTATTATATTTCTGTTAATCATAAAGAGTCAATAAAAAACTTTACACTTGAAGAAATTACTAGTGTAATTGATACACCTAATAAAAAATATGTTTTAGATATTAAGGAATTTAATCACAATTTTAATCTTAAAAATGTACATTGCTGTAATTCTCTATCTTATTATTACTGTAGTAAAAAGATAGAACAAGAATATACTAGAGCCCACAGTAAATTATATTCAATGTATTGGAAAAAAAATAATGTTAATGAAATAATTCCAATATATAAACATATAGAATATTGCCAAGAATTAGAAGTTAAACTTAGAATAATAATAGATTCTCAAACAACAGAAGATTTAGGATATAAAAAATTACATTCTTTTATGTCAAGTTTATCCAAAATAGAATCATCTGGTTTATATACAACTAAAAAAATAGAATATTCCTATTATAATCCATATACCCTAACAGGTCGACCTAGTAATACATTTAATAAAATAAATTACGCAGCATTAAATAAAACAGATGGAACACGAAATAAATATATTAGTAGATTTACTAATGGTGGAATATTAGAATTAGATTATGACGCATATCATCTTAGAATAATTGGTGATATTATAGGATATAAATTACCAAAATCGTCTGTGCACGAATATCTTGGAAAACAATATTTTGCAACAGATAATCTAACAGAACAGCAATATTTAGAAGCTAAACAAATAAGTTTTCAACTTCTATATGGAGGAATTCCTAAAGAATTTTTAGAAATACCATTTTTTAATAAGGTAAATGATTTTATTTACAAATTTTGGAAAGAATGGAAGTTAAAAAACCATTATAAAACATATTTATATAAGAGGAAAGTATATCAATCTACTATTGGAGATATGAATCCTCAAAAATTATTTAATTATTACATCCAATCAGCAGAAACAGAATTAAATTCTGAAGCTATGGAAAGAGTAATGGTTGTTTTAGAAGAATATAAAAGTAAATTTATATTGTATACTTATGATAGTTTTACCTTTGATTTTAATATATCAGAAGGTAAAGAACTAATTATAAAAATAAAAAATGCAATGAAATATCCTACCCGGATAAGTTTTGGCAGCAATTATGGTGACTTAAAAGATGTTTCTTCTAAGTTTTCATGATATTTATAGATTGAAGGTTATTATATGAAAAATGGATTTATAGACAATTTAGTTAGAGATTGGTCATGGCGCGTTAATGATGGTTGCCCAGACCCAAAGAAACGTTCTCATGTCAGAGTACTAGAAGCAGTACTTAGACAATATAAGTATTCAGAATCTTTTATCGATGCATACATCTCCCAATTAACAGAAGAAAAAACATATAAAGCTAGGTCTACTTCAGACTCTGGAAAAATAGTAGTTTTCAAATCCAAAGAAAATATGGAAAAAGCCATTAAAGCTGGAGATGCTGAACCTTTAGATGCAAAACAAACTAAATCTGGAGAAAAAGTAAAAGGTGCAGAAATGTTTAAGTCTAAAGAGACTGCTAAAGAAAAACCTAAGAAAAAACCAACCAAAACTAAATATACTACATTAAAGGGAATGAATCAAGAAGCCATTAACAAAATAGATGGTGACGCAAAACAAGCCTTTTTCAAAGGAGAAGAAACTGCTCCTGGTACAGAAGATTCTGGATATAATGAAATAGGTGTTGGAACAGCAATGGCCATAATAAATAATAATCCAGATATATCTAATGAAGATTTACAAGCAACTGTTCAAGAAGATATAGTAAGACAAGGTGGTAAAAAAATAACTAATAAAAAACACCTAGAGTCAATAACAAATTCTGCTCGCCGGGAAGTAGCAAGAGCAAATGAAACAATAATAGAAGAAGGAATGGACTCTGAAAAAACAACTATTTCTCATGTTTGGGGTTCTAAAACTTCACTAAAAAATACAGTTAAAACATTAAGAGATGCTGGAGTAACAGAAATAAATGGAATTCCTATAGGTGAATATGAAAAAGTAATATTAGGAGGCGGGGCGGGAGAAAATCCTACTGATACAATGATAGTTATGATTGATGAATCACAAACCCCGCCAAAAGCAATAATAAATCATACTTCAAATAAAATGAGTTCTAATGACCCACAAGCTAATTCAAGTGCCAAGACTTCCATCAGAAACTATAAGGAAAAAGTAAAGGGTGATACAGAAGCAGAAAAAGAATTAGACCACGCAGATACTGAAATTGATAGAATAGGTAGAGAAAGAGCAAAAGTAGTTGCAACACAAGCTGAAAAAATGGACCGACAATTCCAAGACCCTACAATCGCAGCAAGAGCGGTTGAAATGTTAGAAAATGGAGAACATCCATTCAAGAAATCTCCTGGAAAATATACTACAGGAGCAGGTTCCATAAATAAAGTAAAAGCTGTAAAAGAATTTATTGCAGAACAAGGATGGGACCCCAAAAACCTTACTCAAGAACAAAAAGTAAAAGCAATGCAGGTATATGTTGCAGATTTAGCAAAAAGACAAGCAGCTTTCGATGCAGAAACAGACCCAGTTGAGAAAGAAAAACTTAAATTATCTAAAAGAGATGAAACATTACTATCTAGATTTTATTCAGAAGAAAAATTACTTACAGGAAAAGAACCAGAAAAACCTGTATTCAAAACTGCTGATATAGTAGATTTATATCATGAAGAATTTGAAGTGATGAATACCATGAGAAAGAATCTAAATGCTCAGGAAGACGGAAAAGGTGATAGATTATTTGCAGAAGAGTTTGTGGAAAGACTTCATTTAGATGTAGCAGAAGGACACAATCCAGGCGGAATTCCAAATAAAAACTTTGAATTAAATATGGGTAGAAATGAAAGCGGTATAAGATATGATGCAGACGGTAATATGTATAGAAAAAAGAGTGGTTCAGTTTATGCCCAAATAGACCCAAAAGATGGTAAAGAAATAAAACCAACAGTTACCAAGAAAAATACTGAAGTTAAAGATGGAGATATAGCAACAATAGCTACTCCAGAATTTATAGGTCAATGTATGGGATTAAAACCCCCAATAAAACAGGGTGATATAGGAAAAAATATGACTGTGGGTACAATAACGTATAAAGATGGTGGAAAAACTGGAACAGCAATAGTATATGATATAAATGGAAATAAAATAGGTTATCAAACTATTCGTTCAAAAACAGGAATAGCAGGGGCTCCAGCAGATTACATGTCTTTTGACAAAGAGTTTCAACAATGCTTACAAAGAAAATCACATAATAAGGCAAAAGGAATCTAATGAAAACACAACTCCTTTGTACATTCACAAATAACAAGGTCTTATCAAAAACAATAGATAAGATTATACAGGCATACGATATTCTATATAATAAGTTATTTGTTTTAAGAAATGAATCTGATACAAGAGAGCTAATGTGTACATATAATATTGATTCAAGTGGAGATGTAGTAATTTTACCAGATACTATATCATTACATAGAAAGAAACAAACAAATACACTATATACTATAAATGCATTAAACGAATGTATTAAGACGTGCAATAATGGAGTACTAGATACAACATTTCAATTAGAATGGGAAAATTATAGAAATTCTATATTATTAACAAATGATGCTGGATTAAGAAGAATAGATACTTCTGTTCATGAAGTAATATATATTAAAGTTAAAAAATGAAAAAAGAAGACTTAACTCCACTTGACAGAATTCCAGGAAGCAAAAACACTTCTTTAAATAAACCAATATATGATCCTGATGGCCATTTGGTTCGTAGAGATAAAGACGAAGAAGATTTTAAGTCTTTATTAACAGATTTAATACGTACAGAAATAAAAAAACTTTTTCAAAAATAATTCACCTGAATTTTTTTATTTGAAGAATTTTGTTTATATTTATATATAATAATAATTAAACAGTAATAATTAACAATTAACTTATGAGTAAACTCACCCTTAGTGCCCTACTATTTATGGCTGGCCACCTTTTAATCTGGTTTCAACTAAACGGCCAGTTCAAATGGACATGGTTCGCCAAACACCCCCACATTTTAGCAATAATATTCGGTAGTATAATTTCATATACATTTATATATGGAACAAAATTTATAGTTGAACATTTCGACGGCCTATTATGGCCAGGTAGATTTATAGGTTTTGCATTGGGTATTAGTTCATATGCATTAATGACATGGTATTTTATGGGAGAGGGTATAACCTTAAAAACTTTAACTTCACTAATATTGTGCATAGGAATTATTTGTGTACAACTTTTTTGGAAATAAAAAAACTTAAAAAAACTTTGAATTAAATTTTTTAATTTGAGATTTTTTTATTATATTAACTTAATAATAATTAAAACAGGAGAAAAAAAATGGCAATTGACTTAGACGCAATTAGACGCAAACTCGGAGACTTACAGTCTCAAACAACAAGGACTTCCAGCTTATGGAAACCAAGTCCAGGTAAAAATCAAGTAAGAATAGTACCTTATCAACATGATAAAGATAATCCATTCTTAGAATTATTCTTTCATTATGACCTAGGTAAAAGAAACTATCTTTCACCAGTAACACATGGTGAAGCAGACCCAGTAGTAGAATTTTCAGAAAAATTAAAATCAACTGGTAACTCTGATGATTGGAAACTTTCTAAAAAACTAGAACCTAAAATGAGGGTTTATGTACCAGTAATCGTACGTGGTGAAGAAGGTGAAGGTGTTAAATTTTGGGGATTTGGTAAACAAGTATATGCAGAATTACTAGGATTTATTTCTGACCCAGATTATGGTGATATTACAGATTTAACAGGTGGTAGAGATATCGTTGTTGAATTTACCCCATCTGAAGGAGCAGGTACATATCCCAAAACTGCAATTCGTGTAAAACCAAATCAAACTCCAGCAACTGAAGATAAAGCACTTGCTGATAAAATCATTAATGGACAAAAAGAAATTTTTAGTATTTTTAAGAAAGTTTCATATGATGAATTAAAACAAGCTTTAACTACATGGATGAATCCTGAAGATTCTTCTGACGAAGCTGATGATTTACCTTGGGAAACTAATACAACTAATGATAATAAAGCTGCAGTAGCTTCAGAACCTAAAGTGGGAAAAACTGATGATATTAGTAAAGCTTTTGATGATTTATTTACTGACTAATTATGGTAGATAAAAAACAAGATAGAGATAAATTAGCAGGAATCTTAGCAGATTCTTTGAATAAGAAGTTTAAGGACTTTAAAGTTGCTTACTTCTTAGATGGTGCTGACGAAACACCAACCGATTTGACAGAGTGGATTTCTACCGGTTCTTCTATGCTTGACTTAGCTATATCTAACAGAAAAAATGGCGGAATACCAGTTGGTAGAATTACCGAAATAACTGGTATGGAAGCTTCAGGAAAGTCTTTAGTAGCTGCACAAATATTAGCTAATACACAGAAAAAAGGTGGATTAGGAGTATTTATAGATACTGAAAACGCTTGTAATGAAGATTTCCTTCAAGCATTGGGTATTGATACATCAAAATTGTTATACATACAATTGGAAACAATTGAAGATATATTTGAGGTTATAGACAATATCATTACCAAAGTTAGAGAAAGCGATAAGGATAGATTAGTAACCATAGTGGTAGATTCAGTAGCGGCCGCAACAACAAGAGTAGAACAAGAAGCTGATTATTCAAAAGATGGTTGGGCTACTTCGAAAGCTATTGTTATTTCAAAAGCAATGAGAAAGTGTACTAATATGATTGGTAGACACAGAATTGCTTTGATATTTACAAATCAACTTAGACAGAAACTTGGAGTTATGTTTGGAGACCCTTGGACAACAAGTGGTGGAAAAGCGCTTCAATTTCATGCAAGTTGTAGGTTGAGGCTAAAAGCTGCTGGTCAAATTAAAACCAAAGTTAAAGGTCAAGACCAAGTAGTTGGAATTAAGACCAAGGCCCAAGTTGTTAAAAACAGAATGGGCCCGCCTTTAAGAACAGCAGAATTTGATATTTACTTTGATAGTGGAATTGATGATTTTGGTGGATGGTTAAGAGTTCTTAAAGTCTATAATATGGTTAAACAAGGAGGTTCTTGGTATACTTACACTAGAGAAAATGGAGAAGAAATTAAATTTCTTTCTAAAGATTGGAATGGAAAATTAGAAGATGACCCAACTCTAAAAGATGAAGTATATAATCTAATATGTGATAAAGTTATTATGGATTACAAAGTAGACAATTTTGGAATAGATGACTTAGAACATACAGATGAGACACCCCCAACAGGTTGATGTAAGTATATCACATAAGTAGCCTAGGTAATCTTAGTGACCAATACCAAAAGCTCTTAAGTCTGAAGCTATTTTAGGGCTGATACCAATGTTTTCTGAGAGTCACTGTAAGAAAACTAGTACTAAAAGAGTGATAGAGCTTATGTGATATACGTTGTTCTACGAATAAAGGCCACCTTCCCGTGGTGTAGAATGTTAAGGTTAAAGTCCTCACTATGATAACGACTGTTTAACCCACTAAGAGCCTTTTTTTTTAAACTAATTAAAATTTATATATATGGATAAAAGATACTTAAATATGTTGGCAAACCTTAAGGAGGATAATTTGCCAAAAAATGCTAATGATAGAATACTAATAATAGATGGACTAAACACATTTATACGTAGTTTTGTTGTAGTACCAACAGTAAATGAAAATGGCACCCATGTCGGAGGTATAACTGGATTTTTAATGTCTATAGGATATGCAATACGAAATATCAAACCTACTCGAGTAATTATTTGTTTTGATGGTAAAGGTGGAAGTCAAAGGCGTAGAAAATTATTTCCTGACTACAAAGCAAACCGTAGAGTTAAACATAGGATGACTAGAATAAATGAGTTTAATAGTGTAGATGATGAAAGGGTTGCAATGGCCCAACAACTACAAAGATTATCTCAATATTTAGAACAATTACCATTAAGTGTTATGTCTATAGAAAATATAGAAGCTGATGATGCAATGGCATATATTTCTCAACAAATATATCCAAAAAGCCAATGCATTCTAATGTCAACTGATAAAGATTTTTTACAATTAATAGATAAAAGAGTTCAAGTTTGGTCTCCAACAAAAAAGAAATTTTATGGAAAAGAAACAATTAAGGAAGAATTTGACTTAAACTCAACAAACTTTTTAATGTACAGAGTTCTAACTGGAGATAGCTCAGACAATATTCCTGGAATAAGAGGTGCAGGAACTAAAACACTAATGAAAAGATTACCTATATTATTTGAAGATAAAAAAGTTAGTCTTGAAGATATATTTAATCATATTGAAGTAGCAAATGATGGAACAAAATTGGCTTCCGATATTTTAAGTAGTAAAGATATGTTAGAATTAAATCATAAGTTAATGCAATTAGTTGAAGTTGATATATCTGGTAGAGCTAAAGAGTCTATAAATAATATTTGTAAACAAGAAATACCAAAACTTATAAAACCAAATTTTATGAAAATGTTATTAGAAGATTCTATAAATATGAATATAAAAAATCCTCAACTCTGGCTTAAAGATACATTTTCAACACTTAATGCATTTGCTATACGAAAAGAAAATAATGAAAATAAATAAGTTAAGTGATTTCGGATATTCATTTCAGATAAAGCTAATAGCTGTATTGTTTAAAGATAAATTATTCTTACAACAAATACTAGATATATTAGATTCTTCATACTTTGAATCAGAGGCAAATATTATAATACTTGATATAATAAAAGATTATTTTAAGGAGTATAATTCACTACCAACTATTGAAGCTATGAAGGTTAAAATAATAGAAATGGAAAATGAATTACTTAAAAAAACCATTGCAGATAATATAAAGGAGGCTTTCAAAGAAATGGAAGCTGAAGATTTAGATTTCGTTAAAGAAAAAGCTTTAGAATTTTGTAAAAATCAAGAAATAAAAAAGGCAATAATTGAATCTGTTGAATTATTAAATAGAGGAGATTATGATTCTATTAAGGCTAAAATTGATAATGCAATGAAAGCTGGTGTAGAAAAAGATGTTGGCCACGAATATGCTAAACATATAGATGAAAGATATTTAGACTCTGTTAGAAATACAGTTTCTACTGGTTGGGATGCAATTGATGATATTGCAGATGGAGGTTTAGGTAAAGGTGAACTAGGAGTAATGGTTGCTCCTGCTGGTATTGGAAAATCGTGGGCTCTTGTAAATGTAGGGGCAAATGCAGTAAAAGCAGGACTAAATGTTATACACTATACTCTTGAATTAAATGCAGCTTATGTAGGCTTAAGATATGATGCAGTATTCACGGGAATACAGGCCCAGGAATTAAAATATAATATTGATGATGTTAAGAAAAAAGTTGCAACATTAAATGGTGATTTAATTGTAAAATACTATCCAACAAAGGCTGCAACTGTAAATACTATATCGGCCCATATTCAAAGATGCATGGCACATGGAAAAAAACCAGATTTAGTTATAGTAGATTATGCAGATCTTTTACGCGGACATGGAAAAGAAGTTAGATTAGAACTTGGTAATATATATGAAGATTTGAGAGGACTAGCAGGTGAATATGAAATACCATTCTGGACAGCCTCCCAAGCAAATAGATCAGCTTTAGAAGATGATATAATTGGAGCAGAAAAAATAGCAGAATCATATAATAAAATTATGACTGCAGATTTTGTTCTATCTTTGAGTAGAAAAATAGAAGATAAACTTGCAAATACAGGTAGATGGCATGTTATTAAAAATAGATTTGGTCCTGATGGAATTACGTTTCCAAGTAAAATGAATGCTTCAAATGGCCAAATAGATATATATGTAGATACATCAATACAAGGAAAAGAAACTACAAAAGAAATGGACAACCATAACGAATATTTAAGAAAAATAATGAAAAAGAAATTCGACGAAATGAATTGATATATGTATATATCGATATTTATTAGTGCAACTGGTCTAACAGCCAGTTATTTTTTTCAACAATAATTTACAACAATAAAGGGATATAACATGCAAATATCAAATCAAATTTTATCAGAAATTACAGTTTATATGAAGTACGCAAAGTACTTGCCGGAAAAGAATAGACGTGAAACCTGGCCAGAGTTAGTTCCT